AGGGCAATAGTTACTTAGCCAAAAATATTGTGATTAAAGCTAACGATAAAGCACCAAGCCCACAAAGTATAGACCAGAATAAAGATTCTACTTTTTTCTCCAGCTTATAAACCGAACAACCTAGTATTTTAATTTCTCTTTTAATTCCTGTGATATGCCCTTTAAATGTAAGAGATTGAATCTCGTCTGTATTCTTTTTTGTCATTGTCTTTATCAGTACACTTACAAGACTTCAAAAGACAACAACTGCCATCAGCTAATCTATAAATGCACATTAAATATTGTGCAGTCCTTTTATCAGACAATTAAGTTTAGATAAAGTCTATTTATTAAAAGTTTTTTGTATGTCCGAATAGAAGTCTTTATAAAACTTTTGAACATCTTTTAAGTATGCTTCGTAGTTTTGTTTTATTTCTTCGTATGTCGGTAGTTTAAATGTGAACATTTTTTTCTCCGTTAGTTAGAGAAGTAATATATATTGCGTTGCAACATATTTCAAGACTACTTAATGTTAAAATGTATTTTAATTGATTCAATAATATATTTGGCAATCTCATACTTCCATTCCAAATATAATCCAAGAACTGTGCCTAAAAAGAACCAGATCATCTTGCAGTAGTTGGTATGCCTTTAGAACTTACAAAAGGGTTTTCAGCAAATGCCATGTAGATATATGTTGCGGCAGAAGTATTCATTTGTGCATCAGCAGTTCTCATTTTAAAACCATTACTCAAATAATCTATTGGTCTGCTATCAGTTGCTTCAACATTAGTATTATTTGGAAATAATCTTGCATTTACTGCATTAAATGTACTTCTTTTATTATCTGTTAATATCCAAGATTCACCTGATGCACTACTTTGTTTCATAAGAACCATAGCAGGTTTAAATCCTGTATAAACAAATGTTCCATCAGTTGAACCATTACCTGTGTATGAACCAAATTTACTAAATCCTTTTACTTCAGCAAAGCAGTAGGCGATGTAAGTTGCTGTACTTGTGTTTACAGTAGCACCAGTTCCAACTGTAAATAATGTTGATGTTGGAGAAGTATTATTCCAAAAAATAGCACTTACGGTTGGTACGGCAGTATCAAATGCCATACCTTGTGTATTGCCTAATGAAGCATGATAAATTCTCCAAGCATTTCCTGCACTTCTACATTTGACGATCATCATTTTTGGAACTACACCTAAACCATGACCAATAGTAGCACCACCTGTTCCATTACCAGTATAACTTACAATACTAAATCCACTTGTTGTATTAGCTGATACTGTGCTTGTTATAGTTCCTGATGTGTTTGATACTGATGAACTATCTGAACCTCTCCAGTTCCACGCCACATAAGTTGAAGCACTACCATTTACGTGTAAAATACTACTAGATCCAGTAGCTACTGTAAAACCATCTGAATCAAATGAATTTATTACTCCGAAATTTGGTTGTTGTGCTGAAGTACTATCTGTCATTAAATAATTACTACCACCAGTAACAGAATTAAATAGACTATTAGAGTAAGTATCTGAACGAGATTTAACCCAAACAAAATCTGGGCTGAATCCTACACCAGTTAAACTTCTTGGAGAAGAACCATTACCAGTATAAAGAACTGTATTAAAATAACTAGAACCTTTATCTATTGTTGTGTATGCCATAAGTTATCCGAAGTTTGCTAAATTTTTAGTACATAACGCATAATACCCACTTGGTACTGCGTATTCAAAGTTACCGAATCCTGCACCATCTGTGTTTCCTGATGCGATAGTAAATGATGGGTTGCCAAAGTTAATTTCCATTGTTGTAGAAGTAGAACTAGAATATACCACAGAAGCAGTTATATAATCACCAACACTATATACACTTGATAAAGATAAAGCACCTTGTGAAGTTCCATTTTTATAAAATGTAACTGATCTTGCATCAATATCAATGGCAGTACCAACTATATCATTAGTAGTTAATGAAGCACCATAAGCTTGGTCAGTACCATTTACTTCTACAACACCAGTTAATCTATAAGTTGCAGATCCATTTACTTGCAAACTAGTAGCAGGTAAACTAGATATTCCAGCTACTCTTGCATTTGCAGTAGCAGTAGATATTATTTTAGATTCCCAATACCATTTACCAGTATTTACAGCTATTGTTCCTATACTTCCACCAGTAGTTCCAGTAGCTAATCTTAAATTTCCTTCTGTAAAAGTTTGGTTTCCTAAAGCAAATAAAGGATTCCATGTAGCAAAGTTATTAGTAGGAGTATCAGTAGTCTGGTCAATAGAAGTTAGATTGTTTACTGTCCAAGTGTTTCCGTTTCCTGAAGAATCTGTACCAAGAGATGCTGAGTTTAAAAACTTTAAGAAGAATCCGTTTGTACCATAAGAACCTGAGTATGATTTTGGAATCCATATTCCTGATAATGTATCTGTTTCACCAAATGATGATGGTGTTAATGCTTGACCATCTATAAAATTTACTTCTGAAATATAACCAGAAAAATGATTAGATAAAGACACTCCTAATCTTGCTGAATATGCTGTACTATTAAAATAAGTATCATAATTTAAAGTAAAATCATTTGATGTAGTAAATGCTGTTATTTCACTACCATTTATATAAACTTTTAATCTATTTGAAGCAGTTGCCTGAGTAGTATCTATTGCAACAACTAAATGATACCAAGCAGAAACATCTCTAAAGAGTTGAGTAGTTGTTCTTAAATTAGTGTTAACACCAGCTATTGAATTTGCAATTTGCAATTCATCTGTGCTTCCAAATTGCATATTAAATCTATTAGAAGAAGTTCCGTCTCCAGCACCAGCTATTGAATTTGTACCTAAAGTGCTTCTTTTAAACCAGAAACTAAGTGTAAAAGTTCTTCTGTTTGTTGTAGATGCAGGAGTTCTGCTTAAAAAATCTGTACTTGCAGTATTAAATCTTAATGAGTTTGCTACGTTGTAGCCACTTACAGAATTAGCACCTAATATTAAAGGCATTTAGATTACCTCTTTAGGATATTCTGCTAATGGTCTAGTGTAGATTGGAGATTGTTCTGTGCCTGTATTTGTATATTCATACAATGCCTTCAGTTGTTCCACAGTAGTACAAGCATTTATTTGTGTTTCTTGTTGATTGCTTACTATTCTTACTTCAGTTCTAAAATCTTGAATCTCTTGTGGTATAGCTGTTCCTGTGTCAGATTTTCTAGTTACATACCAGTCGCTAGAGTTTAGTAGTCCAGCAGTTTGTTGTTTAGATATAGAAATCTTTTGAGATTTTAAACCTTTAGTAATTGTTTCATCTTCATTAGTAATATCTTCTAATTGTTTAGGAGTTGCAGTTCCCCATTTTCTAATTGCTTTACCATTTTTAAATTCAAATATTTCATTAGTATTAATGTAATAAGATTCATCTTTAAACTTAGAAGAATCTGTTTCAATTTCATAAATTCCGATTGCTTGTTTTTCTTCAGTTGTCCAAAGAGTAAATACTTGTGCAGGATATTGATTATCGTTTAAAGTAAAAGGTTCTGGGTTTGCAAATACTTTTACTATTTCGTTATTAACTACAAGTGCGTACATATTAAGTTATGCTAAGGTTGAGGTTTCTACCTACTTCATGCCATACAGTTCCATTATATCTAAATACAAATAAATCAGCTTTAGATACAGTTGTAGTTAGTATTGGTGCAGTATCGCCAGTAAATTCATAAGCTGAGTTCCAAGTTAAAGTTCTTGAACCAGTAGCATCTTGAATTACAGCAATAGAAATAAATTGTCCAGTAGCCCCATTTGTAGGTGCAGATAATGTTCTGTTTCCACCTAAAGTTAATTTACAAACTGGTGCTGTTGATGCGTCCCAAGTTACAGTAGTACCATCTGTAAGTGTAGCTTCTGGGAAATAAGCACCATCATTAAGTTTAATTAATCCAGTACCTTTAGTTGTAAGACTTAATCCGATATTTGTATCATCACCTGTTACTGATAAATCTGGCGAGTTTCCAGTAGCTGAGTTTGTAATTGATATTTCATTTACTGCTGATGCTGTCTTTACGAACTTAATATATTCATTTCCTGAATCATCTGCGATTGCTTTAGCAGTTGGTAATCTGATGTCTTGTGTAGAATTAATTGAAGAATCTGTAAGTGTTAAAACTGTTCCTGTTGCAGTTGTTGATAGACCAGTAATTGATACTGTTGAATCTAACCAGTTTACTGTGTTACCTACATGGTCAATAGTTGCTAAAGATATGTCATCAGCACCATCATAATATTTTAAAGTAGGTGCAGTAGAAGTTGTTGTATCTAACCAAAGAGAATTTGCGACAGCAGAAGCTGGTCTTGATGTTCCTGAGTTTAATGTATTGATTGCCGAAAGTACGTTGTTTAAATCTGTTCTAAATGCAGAGAAACCCTGATTTGCTATGTTATAGTCTGAATGTTGTGCCATATTCTATCTAATATATTAATCAATAACCTTTTGCAAGGAAGTCAAAATTTTTACTTATTGCAGTCCCACCACTATTTCTAAAAGTTATACCAAAACTTGAAATTGTTTTACTTGTTATTTCGTAAAAATTTCCCGTTCCTAAACTTTGAGCAGTAATTCCAACAGCATAGTTAGCAGAATAAAATGGATTTGTAAATGTTACTGTGTATGTTCCAGCACCTGAAGTTAAATCATTTCCACTAAATATTCTATCTGGTGCATCAATACTTACAGATAAAGCACTAATAACTGGAGTAGAACTTAAATCAAATGAACTAAGGGTTAATCTAAATTTATAATACCTTGCTGTGTAATCTCCAACAACGAAGTTTCTAAATGATGTGTATGTGATGTTATCATCAGATAAAGCGATCTCTAAATGTGCATTACAATTAGCAGGGGTATCTCCGTCAAAGTTAGAACCTGCATCATCAAAATTTCCAGTTCTCGCATCAAACAAATCATCTAAGTTATCAGAACTTTGTGTAATAGATGCAGTTACTCTTGTTGTATAAACTCCACCTATATCTACTGGGTTTGCAAATAAATAAGTTCCTTCAGAATATAAATCAAAAGCAGTTAAACCAGAATCAAAAAATCCAGTTGCATCATCAAAGTTTCCGATTGCACTATCAAAGAGTTCAGAAGAATCTAATCTTAAATTATCATCATCATCAAGAAATACATTAGTTTTAGTTCCTAAAAATGTAGGAGATTCAGTTTGTGTTGCGACAGCATTATAGTTTCCTATTGCCACAACATTCGTAGCTATAATTGTTTCGTTAGAAGATAAGTTTCCATTTTTATCTACTGCTTTAATTAAATAAGAACCTACTCTTGCAGGAACTGTTACTGAAGTAGCTGGTCGTGCAACTTTTTCAACTAAAGAAACTGAGTTAGCCCAAGATGCACCAGTAGTTAATGTTGAAAATCTTATTTGATAATATGCGAGATCTAAGTCCGAAATTTGCGACCATGACAAATGAGCATCTCCACCAATAATATTACAAGCAAAATCTTCAACATCTGATGGTGGTGCTATTCCCCCAATAATAGTTCTTGATGCAGAAGTATATGTAGAAGATACTCCTAAAGTATTTACGGCTTTAACTCTTACGTTATATAAAAATCCATCTTTAACATTTAATATTCTTTGGTTTAATCCTGTTCCTTGTGCGTGAATAAGGAAATCAGTATCTGTACTTAATTTATATTCAACTTGGTAATAATCTACAAAGTCATCTACTGAAGCAACAATGGTTACGTCTAAGGCAGTTATAACAACTCCGTCTGAGTATTGAATAAGTTGATCGCTAAGTGTTATTGAAGCTGGTGCTTGAACTTCAAATGGGTCTGGTAAAACAGTATCAGGAATTGTAGGTTCTTCACCTTTACCTTCGTAGGTGTAAAAATTATCTTGGTGTTCTTCTAAGCCCAGATTAACTGTGCTGTCAGAATTAATAGATAATGACATAACTCGGAATGGTTTTGCACTAAAACCTGCTGTGTCATAAGTAGCCGTAACAATATCGCCTATGCTTAAATTTAGTGCTTCAGCAGTTGCAGTAACTTCAGCTTTTAAATTATTTCTTGATCTTTTTAATATGTTCTCGCAAATTTCTTCAGCTTGATAAGGAGAAGTAACTTGCTTCATATCAACTGTTTTTTCTAATAATGTTTCGTTATCTTCAGTTAGCATTGTTGCGTGTTGGTCATCTACTGCTAAATTTGAATCATCATAAGGTGGATATGAAACAGTATCATCTTGAAAATCTTTTTTAGGATTGGCGAAAGTGCCGATAACACGATTGAATTTATCTGATTTGCTTTCACCTTGCATTTTAACTTCGCTTACAACATTATCTTTAGTTAGTAATAGTTGTGAACTGCCAGTTCCTTCAATAATAACTTTGTATTTTCCTTGTATATAATTAAAGATTGCTCTCATAGGAACTAGCAACTGTCTAACATTGTCAATTAATTTTTGTTCACTATCTAAAACAGCATGAGTTTGAAATAATGGTACTTTTAAATCACTTGCTAAACCATCTGTAAATCTATCAGTTAAAACTGTACTATAACTACCACCAGATAATTTCCATTCAAAAGTTAATGAAGAAGTTGAGTTAGAATTTCCATGATAAATAATAATAGGATAAGACTGTCCTGAAACCATAGAAACACCAGAACTTTCAACTAATGCAGAATCATGTAATCCTGAATTATTAACTTTTAAATAACTTGAAATAGATGAATGATTAAATGTAGGTGCATTTTC